CGTCCATGCGGCGCAACCGAAAGGAGCAATAGCAATGGAAGAAAACAACACAGGGGCCGTCCAGGCGGCGGAACCGACCGAAACCGAGGAAAAGAGCACGTACACCAAAGAAGAGGTCGAGCAGCTATTACAGCAGGAAGCCGACCGGCGGGTCAACGAAGCCATGCAGCGGGCGAAAAGGCAGAAGGAGGCCGCCGTGAAGGAGGCTGAAAAGCTGGCCGCTATGAGCGCCGAGCAGAAAGCCCAATACCAGCTTGAACAGAAGGAACGGGAATTGGCGGAGCGGGAGGAACGGCTCTCTGTGGCTGAAAACACTGCCGAGGCATTGAAAATCCTGTCCGAGAAGGGGATCCGCCCTGGTCTGGTCAGGTTTGTAGTGGCCGCCGACGCCCAAACCATGATGGACAACATCAACGAGCTGGAAAAGGAGTACAAAGCCTCCGTCAAGGCCGAGGTGGAGAAGCGCCTGGCAGGGTCAACCCCCCGCCGGAACCTGCCGCCCGATCAGGCCGTCGATAAAGCGTCATTCGGTAAAATGACATTGGCGGAGCAGCAGGAATTATACATCAATAACCCCGAGCTGTATAAACAGCTCACGGGAAGCTAAAAGGAGGACAAAACAATGGCAACCGCTCACACCCTGTATGAAAACAAGGTCCTGGAAAACAAAATCACAGACCTGGTGAATACCAAGCTGGAAACCCGATCCCTCATGACGATGGATTATAGCCTCGCGGAGGCGGCCGGTCTGAAGAAGGTCGTCAACAAGTACACCTATACCGGCAAGGTGGAAAAACTGGCCAAGGCAGCCAAAAACACCACCAAAGGCAAAGTGACCTTTGCGGCGACCGAATACACGGTCAATCGGTATCAGCAGACCTACGACTACAACGACATGGACGTGATGCAGGACCCGATGGTCGTCGATGTGGCCTCTGCTGGCGCCGCCACTCTGATGGCCAACGAGATCAAAGAGGAGTACTTCGCGGAGCTGGCGAAAATCACCAACTCCCACACCTACGCCAAGGGATCCACCCCGTCTTACGACACCATCGTGGATGCTCTGGCTACGCTGGATCAGGAGGTCGAGGACGGCATGTTCATCCTCATGGGGAATGACATGCGGGCGGTATTCCGCAAGGACGCCGATTACAAGGCGTCCCGGCAGGGGGAAATCCTGTATACCGGCCAGTTCGGGACCATCTGCGGCCTGCCCTGCCTGTTTTCCAAGCTCGTCCCGGCCAAGACCATCTACGTCACCCACCGGGAAGCGATCCATTTCCTCGTGAAGAAAGAAGGGACCGTCGAGCAGGACCGGGACATCGAGACCAAGGATAACACCGTCGTGTACGAGCGCCACGGTCTGGTCACGCTGATGGATGAGACCAAGTCGGTCAAGATCACTGAGGCCACCGCGTAAGGAGGAAACACTATGACACCGCTTGAAAAGCTGAAAATCCTGCTGGGCGAGCGGGCGTCGAACTACTCCGACGAATACCTAAGCCTCCTGCTGGAAGAATCCACGCAGGAGGCAAAAGGGTATTGCCGCCGGGACGACATCCCGGACCCGTTGAACAGCGCGGTTGTGAACATGGCCCTGGTCAAGGTCAACCGGACCGGCGCGGAGGGCGTGGCGTCCCAAGGGTTTTCGAGCGTGTCCGAAAGCTACCTGGACGGTTATCCCGCCGAGGTACAGGCAATCTTGCGGCGGTATAGAAAGCTGGTGGTCCTGTGATCGAGACGGACATGCGGGAATACCCGCTGTATATCCTGTCCGAAGAGCCGGACGAATACGGCCAGATTGGCACGGTGCAGCCGTCCGGGGATATCCGGGCGGCTGTCTACGTCAATGACCGGCGGAACACCGACAATCCCTACTATTCCGATGCGTCCTATATCGCCCTGACATGGAGGACGGACATCACCGACCGGCATCTGATCCAGACAGAAACGGGCCAGAAGAAGGTCCTGCAGGTGCTTCCGGGCCGCATGACGCGGTTGTTGCTGGCGGATTGGGGGAGTGGGTCATGAGCGTTGTTGTCAAAGGCATGGACAGCCTGATGGCTACTCTCTCCCGCATCGAGCGGGGGGCGGGTCTGCGTGATGGGATCGAAGAGGCTTGCCAGGTGGTGAAAAAGGCCGCTGCGAAAAAGTGCCCGGTGGACACTGGAAAACTCCAGGAATCCATAACATTGGAGCCGCCGGGGCCGTCCGATGATCCCGTCGGGATCGTGGGTACAAACAAAGAATACGCCCCATACGTCGAGATGGGAACCGGCCTGTTCGCCGTGAATGGAGACGGGCGGGACAAGGTCCCGTGGAAGTACAAGGACGCAAAAGGCAACTGGCACACCACGTCTGGGCAGGAACCACAGCCATTTCTGGGCCCCGCGCTTAGGGAGAATGCGGACAAGGTGGCCGAGCTGATCGCCGAAGGCGTCCGGAAGGATGTGAAAGGATGATCGACTATGCGCCGGAGCTTGTCAAAGAGCTGAAAACCGTGCTGCCCACCTACGCGGAGCCGGCAGAGATCAGCACACCTGTCCCGTGTATCACCTACGCCGAAACAGACCGGCGCGACCTCCACGCGGTAAACGGGATGCAGTATACCGGGATACAGGTGCGTCTGCGTGTGTGGACAACGGGCCGGAAGGACCTGAACCGGTACGCAGATGAAGCGGAAACCGTCCTTCGCCGGCTGGGCTGGTCGGTTATCGGCGGTGGTGAGCTGGCGGCAAACGGACGATTTTGCAGGATTATCATCTGTGATGCGACAGGACAAGAACACAAAACATGGTAATGGTAAAGGAGAGACAGAAAAATGGCTGGAATCTTGAGCAAAGATACCAAACTGAGCAGCAAGGCGGGATCCGAATCCCAATTTGTCGAACTGCCCCTGCTGATGGAGGTTCCCGAGATGGGCGGAACCCCCGAAAAGGTGGAAGTGACCACCCTGGCGGACGCTTCCAAAAAGTACATTGACGGGATCAAGGATTATGGAGACCTGGCCTTCAAGTTTTTGTTTGAAAACGAAGAAGGGTCATCCTACCGTATCCTGCGGGGATATGAAGAGGCGGGTACCGTGGCCGAATACAAGGTGGAGCTGCCGGACGGGACCGGGTTTGCGTTTTCCGGGCAGGTATCTACCAAGATCGACAGCGCCGCCGTCAACGCGGCTCTGACATTTACGGCAACCATTTCTCTCAACAGTGACATGGTTGTCACCAATCCCACGGCGTAACATCGGCGAGGGGGCCTGAAAACGGCCCTCTCGCTTAATTTTAGGAGGTATTGACATGCTGTATACGGAACTTGCCGTAGGTGGCAAGACGCTGAAATTGAGGCTCACCACCCGCGCGGTGATCGCCCTGGAAAAGAAACTTGGAAAGAACCCGCTGTCCGTGTTTACCGGCGTACAGGGCGGGGAGCTGCCCACGGTATCGGAGATTATAGCGGTGCTTCACGCATCCCTGCAAGCCCTGGAACATGGGTACACGGAAGAGGCGGTCTGTGACCTCTACGATGAATATATCGACGAGGGTCATAACCTGTCGGATATTATCCCGGTCGTGATTGAGGTTTTCCAGGTGTCCGGCCTGATCGGCAAGGAGGATAGGCCCTCAAAAAACGCGAAAGCGGGGACATAACCCCGCAGACGTTTGAAGAATTACTAACCGAAGCATACCCGTCGGCGTTGGATATCGGCATGACCCCAGCGGAATTTTGGGAATCCACAATCGCAGAAATCCGGGACCGAATGGAAAGTCACCAAAGGTGCGAGATTGCCAAAGTCAAGCAACAGGCAGCCATGCATTACCGTCTGGCGGCGCTGGTCTCGTCCGCCATAGCCGGGAAGCTGCCACCGATACATGAAGCGTACCCAGGCATATATGATCCGCCAGAGGCAAAACAAGATTGGCGGGTCGCTAAAGTGCGGTTGCTCAAATATGCCGACGCACACAACCGGACAAGGGCGGTGAAGCAACCATGACAATTGAAGAGCTGAATGTTATTATCACAGCCCAGACGGCCGGGCTGAACCAATCCGTGGCGGCGGCAAGGCGGCAGTTGGGCGGGATGCAGCAGCAGGCCGTACAGGCGCAAGGGAAGGTCTCGTCCGCGTTTGCGGGGATGAAGAAGGCCGCTATAGCCGCCGGTGTTGCGCTGGCGGTCAAGAAGATCGTGATGGAGCTGAAAGATCTGTCTATCGAAGCGATCGGGATTCAGTCCCAAATCGATAACCTCACCCGCACAATGG